GATCTACATAATCAACTGTAATTCCTTCAGCTGTATTAAACCCAGTCTTAGCACATGCGATACCTAAAACAGTTAAATCCATATTTAACCTTTTTCTAGTAAGGTCGTATTTATTTTGCGCAAGCACAGATGCAATAGCTTCTTCTTCTGCTATTTCAATTGACTGCTTATAGCTTAACTGCATATGAAGCTCTAGTTCGTCTTTAGACTCAGGCACGGTATCTACATTTGGCGTTTGATATAAATTAATACCAAGCGTTTGCTGTAAGCTATCTAAATACTCTTTAGAAACCATATCCTCATAAAGCATAGAAGCATAATCAGTTCTTTTCTTTATAGAAGATGGATCTTGAGCGTAAGCTTTAATATCGTAAGACTTTCCAGATATACCATTTACTACTATATCTACAAATTTAGATAAAATAGGCACAGGCTTCCAGTCTAAGTTTAAATAAGATAAATCACCGTTTATAGATAATTCATCTTTGTATTTCTGTATCGATTGCTCACCTCGAGCATATAATCTTAATTGGTGAAATTGATTCCAACTAGTTAAGTATCTATTACCATTAGTACGCCCTTGTCCAAACCATTCGTATTCGATAGCTTGACCAACTTGCGTCCCGTATTCCCAGCTTGCTTTCTCTGCATCGCTCACTACTTGACTAGGAAAAGCGCTATTGGTGTTAGTATATATACCCATTTAACTTATTATTTTTGATGTTGAACCTTTATTGTCGTACTTTTTAAAACCTAAATCTACCGCTTGTGGTTTTTGTCTAGGAGCATTTGGTGCGTATCTATGTTTATTACAAGCCATTAAAGCTAGACCTGAACTAATAGACGCATCATGCTTTGTTCTATTATTAATATCAAACTTAGCCCAGTCTTCTAACGTTCTTTGGAAATATGTATCTCCATAACCTGTTTCTTTTAAACCTACAAAATCATTTATGTAAGTCTCTATAGCGGCAGCGTGTGCTTGTTTAATATCTTCACTAGAGTTTGGTATTCCACCTAGCTCTCTTTCTGTCACAGACAGTTTGTTATATTTTCTATCAGGTCTGTTAATCGAGTAACCTCTATAGCCTCTTCTTTTAAAATAATACAATAGTCTAGGCTTATTGTTTTCAGCTAGTATAGGCATTCCGTAGAAAACACAAGCCATTAAAACGTCTTCAAAGAACATCTCAGCAGTTTGAGGCCGAGCTATATATTCTAAAAAAAACATATTCGGAGGTACATCCTCCATTGAAAACTTCGTTAAACCGTGGAGTGATCCTTTAGACCCTCTACCGTCCACAGTACCTGATATATCGTATGGATCACAACCAAATGCTCCACAATGTTCATTGCCAGGATGATTAGTACCATTTTTTATATATCTTTTATTTTGAAGATGCGCAGGTGGAACCCAAGTCACTAAAAATCTACCATCTTTGTTTGGTACAAATATTACCTTAGTATCTTGCTTAGCATTCTCCCACTGAAAACTTCCTTTTGTTACTTTAATTGAGTTTTTAAGATCTTCGTTAAAATCTATTTGCTCGTATATTTTTGTAAGATTAAATAGAGATTGTTTTGATTCATCTCTAAACGCGTGCTTTGTTGTGCGTGGAAACTGTCTGTAAAATTCATTTAAACTATCTTGATCAGACTTTAAACCTTCTACTTCATTGTCCCAATACTCTATTACACCTTGTGTTATTTTTGTTCCGTGTGGGTCTTCAACTCCTTCTTTTGGTGTGTTGAATACAGGAAAGCCATAAGAATCAATGTATCCTTCGTAGTTCCATTCCATAGGTATGAACAAAGAATAGAGTCCTGAGCGTGTCTGTCCATTGGCGTTTCTTTGTGTAACATCTGAATCATTGTAAAGTTTTTTAAAGTTTCCGCCGCCTTTATCTAAAGCATTTGAGGTGCTACCCATCATACACTTACCAATAACTCTAGAACCTAGTCTTAAACAAGTTCTGGTTACTCGCCAATTGTTTAATATATTTGTAGGTCTCTCCCACTTTCCACTCTCGTCGTGTACTAGTAGTTTTAGTTTTTCCCCATCGTAGGAGTTGTCGCCTGTATTCTTCCAGTCGATCGTTGTGTCAAGACCGGTAATCTCTTGTAGTTTTTCGTTGGAGTCAAGTTTTCTCCTGGTAAACTTCGAGGCGGGGACGCGATATGCAAGTTCGGTTTTTGGCCTGTCCATACCGTCTTGGATCGGCTTGAAGAAGAACGGGTAGTTGACCGAAATTGGTACGACCTTATCTGTGAACATTTTTTTTGCATCCGGACCAGATTTGGACAATATCCCAAACCGTGAATCCGTTGATATCGTTGCAAGGTTAACTGATTCAGCTGAGGACATAAACGAGAATCCGCTTCGACGGTTCTTAAGATAACACATACCGTAAGACCGTTTGTCGGCTTTGCAAGCTTCCCAGAAAATGTAGAATAATCTATTTGATTCCCTAAAGTCTGGTTGCCCGACATCAATTTTACTCCACTGCAAGTACATGTAGTTAGTACCAGTAATATAAGTAGGCTTGCCTTTGTTAATAAACCAAAAACCTTCTTCGCGCCTTGTAAATTCTTTATCAATGTAATCATACCATTTTTCTTTAAAGTCTAACGGATATTCTTCCCAGTCAAACACGGATTTAATTTTACTTAATTCTTTTGGGTACTTAGTATAAGACCATCTGTCATTTTCAAATTCTACAGTATCTTTTTCTTTAGGTAAAGCTATTAAAAGATCTTGTATCTTATATATCTCACCTATTTCACCAGTTTTACTAATAACTATTAAATCGTGCTCAGCATTGTGCCCGTATTCCCATTTCTTGTACCTATTCATTCTTTTAAGAACTTTAGGTTTTACGTGGTCTTTTACAACCGTATATAGAGTTTGCTCGTACATTATTTAGATCTTCCTTCAGCAAAACCTCTAAAAGATTTCTCTTCTTTTACTTCTGCAGGTTTTTCGTTTAACAATGCCTCTTCAGCTTCTAATCTACCTAGTATTTCAAACGCATCAAATATAGCTAGCTTTTTTGTAGCTGCAGCATTTTTTAATCTATCTGCCGTGATATCATCTCCTGAATCAACGATAGCTTCTTTAGCTACTTTGATCAGCTCCTCAACTGCGACTTGCCCAGCTTGGATTATATTCAACTTCGTTTCCTTGGTATTCATATTTAATTACAATATCATTAGATTTCATACAATATAAACGCTTGCCATCAACTAAAAATTCCCATTCACCATTAGGCGTATAACCTACTAAGTCTCCTGGGTTAATATCAAGTGCTTCTAAGGAGCTATTACCGTATTTTAATATACCAATAAGGCTTTGCTCTTTATCTAGCGTTAAAGACTGATTGTCTTTTATTGGAGTTATAAAGCAGCGGTCACCAAATGAATGCCAACCTTCTTTATTTTTATATAAATAAATTTGATCTATAGCGCAAAAATGTAAGTCATCTTTAAACCAAGATCTACTTTTCTTTTTAATTCCTTTCATGTCATAGAATACTCTAAACACGTTTTGGTGTATAACAATTATATCACCTATTTCAATACCCGTATTAAATGCCTTGGGTGTTTCTAAAACTTTAGCTAATCTATTTACAAATTTAAAATCCTCTATCTTTGTATTTACAATTAACTCTTTATCTCCAACCTTGACTTTATTACTGTATTTATCACCTAACGGCTCAACAATAAAATCGTAAAGGCTTCTCATCAATATTCTAAATCATATTCAACGGATATAGCCATGTTAGAATTAAATTTCTTCCATGGCATTACCTCGTTATTTTTCTTTATATGAATATTGTAAGAACTATCAGATTCGTCTAGAAGTATATGTGAGATCTCGTGACCGCCATAAACTTGTTGACCTACAGAATAATGCATAGCATCATTTTTGTAATCTGAACCAATACTAATTTTTCTTACAATTGAAGACATTACTCAGCTACTTTAAGCTTAGATTCATCTTCAATCTCAGTGTACTCACCAGTTTTAAGATCAATAGACACTGCGCCGTATTGCTCTTCTAGTTCAGCTTTAAACTCTTCAACTTTTTTATTTACCTCAGCTACATCATGTAGTAGACCGTGTTTTTGAGTTTCAATAACACCAATTTGATTCACTAATCCAATTAGTTTTTCTTGGTTTTCGTTTGCAGTTTTTAACTGCTCTTCCGTAATCTTTGACATTTAATTTAATTTAATTGTTTATTTTAATATAATTACTTGTATATTAATTATTTACCTGCTATTAAATTAGTAACAGTTGTTGCATCAGATAAAACATAATCTACAACTACTGGAAACCATTCTCCTTGAACAACATTTGTAAAGGTAATAGCTTGAGCTGCTGTTGGTAGTCCGACTGTTGCTTCTATTCTAAATGTAGCACCAACGCCAGGATCCGCGCCTTGAGGATCTATAGTAATTATATCTCCATTTAAGTAACCCGTACCAGCTGTATTAACGGCCACTGTTTGAACAACTCCCTCTACAGCTGTAAAGTTAATAGTTAAACCAGTACCGCTACCACCTATTGTATCAATATTAAATCTAGCATCTTCATAACCGGTTCCCCCATGCCCAGTGAATCCAGGTGAAATAAAACCAGTTATAACACTTGGCCCTACAGCACCTACTGGTATCACTTGAAGGTTACCAGGAGCACTAGTTCCTACGTATATAACAGAACCGTTTAAAGAATCAGCCGCGGTTAAATTAGCTGCTAAAATAGGAGTTACTGTTTGAATGTCATTTGTGATAAAATCAGGTTGATTACCAAATTGTCCCATAATTTTTTTATTTATTTATTACTTATTGATTTATATTTCTCAAACCCACGTGAGCCAAAATAAGCTACGTATACGGTTGTTAATAGTTGTTTTAATAATTCTA